GTGCTAAATGTGTTGATTATCAATCTACAGTTAATATACAAGATAGCTGGCCAATGAATTTTCCTGGTAGTTTAGATAGAAGTACAGAATTTGGTAAAGCATGTCAAATGCCTGACGGCAGATGGCGAATAATAGAGAGGGTAATGTAATGACAAAAGAATATAGTTCACATGATTGGAGAAAGAATACAGATAGTGCTATTGTAGAAGATGGTGATTATAGTATGAAAGTAAATAACTGTAGAGCTATCTTTATTAATCCACACACATTAAAGGAAGAAACAGTTGATGTGTCCAGATTGATTAGAGTATTTGTAAACAATCAAACACAAATGAGGAAAAGTATAAAATGAATATGTTTTATGGTATAATTGTTTCATTGGCGATACTATTAGTACCTGTTGGTATGATGTATTCAATGAATAAAGAAAAACCAAAGAAAAAAGAACCAACTTATAATGATGATACTGTATGAGACAACCTAATTTTAATTTAATATTTTTTATTGTATTAATATTTGCAATACTAATCTGGTCAGGTGCAATAGCAAATGACGAGACACCTAAATTCACAAAGAGTAATTGTGTTATAGAAGTTATCTATGATGAAAACATGGAGAACGAAGTCAGTAGAAAAATGATATGTAGAGACGGTGTTATAGGTCCTACTTACTGGCAACTATTCGCTCAATTTTATTACGGACAGGAAAATGTGCCTGCCTACTGTAGAAAAGTTGAAGGCGGTTTAATACCTGATAAGGTATGTTTAACTAATGACGGCACTTGGGAGATACAATGAAGTTAATCTTTGGTATGATAATAGGTGGTATAATAGTATATCACAATCCAGATATTGGGTTTGATATATACCATAACTCAATAGAGTATATAAGAGAGGTGATAAAAAAATGAATAAAATAATAATAATGATTTTACTAGGTCTGTTAGTTACAGGTTGTGCTAAGACAGTAAAAATTGAACATGAAGGACAGACCAAGTCTGGTATGTTAGAAGAAGTACCTAAATGGTTCGTAGAAAAAGAAGGTAAGAAAGGTCTCTTTAATAAAAAAGACAAGTTTTATCTTTATGGTGTAGGTGTGGCAACAAGTCCAGATTTACAACTTGCAATGGACAAAGCAACAATGGTAGCGAAAGCTGACTTAGCAGATGTAATGCATGGTGAAATGAATAAGAATGCTAATGTGTTTATACAAGAACTAGGACAAGAAGGTTCTAAGATTATAAACTCTAAGGCAGAGTCCACAATTGTAAACATAATTAAACAAACTAAAGTACAAGGTTATGAACAATGGCAGATTGCTGTATCTATAACTGGAGACAATGAGTATAGAGTTTATATGGGTTTACAGTTACCGTTAGGTGAGTTAAACAAGTTAGCGGAACTGGTAAAAGCAGAAGCTAAAAAAGATATAAATATGGCAGAAGCTAATATTAAAGCGAATGACGCTATAGAAAGTTTAACAGAAATAGCAACGGAGTAAATAATGTATAAAGTATTTTCAAAAGATAATTGTGTCTATTGCACAAAGGCAAAGTCCTTACTCAATAGTATAAATTTACCTTTTGAGGAACATAAACTGTCGCCTACTTTTACACCAGATAAAATGTTTGAAATGATAGGCAAACAAGTACGGTCTATGCCTCAAATTATGAAAGATGATGAGTTGATTGGTGGTTATACTGATTTGCGAGAACATCTAATAAATGAAGGTAAAATCAATTTTCAAGGTGAAACCAAGGAATAAAGATTGGTGTACCAACCCAGGACGGACAAAATCAAAGAGAGTGATACTAGATGACAGCGAAAATTTTATCGTTTCCAGAAGGAAAACATATACCTAATCTGACCAGAGAACAGACAAAACCTGTAGAAGAAAAGATAGCGGAAGAACAAACAAAGAAATACGCTAATGCAGTTGCTGATGATATGGTCATTGGAATGTTGTCACAGTTACAACAAGAGGGTATGAATATTGGTTTACGAGATCCAAAATTAAGTAATAAAACTTTCTTAGATTTAGGTATCTTTATGGAGGCATTAAAAGGTTTATTGTATAGAGAACTAAATTTAGAACACCCTTTCCATGAGATAACTGATAATCTTATGTTTAAACAGAAAGATGAAAAATCAGGTAGGACATTTTCAGTAATTGATTATGAAGGCAAAAGAATTTGTGACAAAAATGATGAAGACGAAATTGAATTTGAAGGAGAAAATTTAGATGATACTGATAGACTACAGCCAGATAGCGATTAGTAATATCGCTGTACAGTTAGCAATGAGTAAAGACAAGATGACCTTGTCAATACCTATTGTTAGACACATGATACTAAACTCTATTAGAGGATTAGTACATAGATTTAAACAAGACTATCCAGGTGATGTTATCATTGCAGTTGACGGACCGGCACCTTGGCGTAGAGATATATTTCCACACTACAAAGCAAAACGAAGGGAAGGGCGAGACGAATCCAAAACTGATTGGGAAAGTGTATTTGGTTTAATACACATAATCAAAGAAGAAATACGAGACAACTTCCACTATAAAGTTGTACAATTAGATAATGTTGAAGCAGACGATATTATTGCTGTACTATGTAAAAAAGAACATAAAGAAAAGACTTTAATTATATCAGGTGACAAAGACTTTCAACAACTTCAAAAGTATCCAGGCATATCTCAATATGCACCTATACAAAAGAAGATGATAGAAACACAAAATCCACAAGAGTATATCTTTGAGCATATAATGAGAGGTGATACCTCTGATGGCATACCTAACTTCTTGTCACCAGATGATACATTTATAAACAAGATTAAACAAAAACCTATACAAAAGAAAAAATTATCATATTGGATTGATACCTTAATGAAAGGTGAGGATCCTAAGACTTTCTGTAATGAATATCACTATAGAAACTACCAAAGAAACCAGAGACTAATTGACTTTGACTATATTCCAGACGATATGGAAGAAGACATATATAATACATATAAAAACATTAAGGTGAACTCTAAACAAAAGATATTACCTTATTTAATTAATAACGATTTGAAAGAATTGATTGGCAAAATAGAGGAGTTTTAAAATGGCTGAACCAATGTATCAATTATCATTCCATGAAATATTAACAAAAGTTAATAATGCGAAAGATAAAAAGAAAAAAATAGAAGTGTTACAAAAGTATGACACTAATGAATTAAGAATGTTAATGAAGTTAGCATTTGATAATAAACTAGTATGGAAGTTACCAGATGATAACCCACCGTATAAAGCAAACGAAGCACCACTAGGTACTGAGGGACATATATGGTTAAAGGCAGAGGTAAGAAAACTGTTTCATTTCTTAGAAGGTGGTAACCCACAACTAAAACAATTGAAAAGAGAAGCTATGTTTATAGAAACACTTGAAGCATTAAGTGAAGAAGAAGCAAAGTTACTTTTACAAATCAAAGATAGAGAACTAAACAAAATTTACAAAGGTTTGACGGAGAATTTAGTAAAAGAAGCGTTCAATTGGGACGACAATTTTATGAGAATTAATAAGTAACATGGAAATATATTCCTTGTATGCAAGACCATTGGCTGTTACACAGATAAAGGAACATATACCAAAAGTTGAAGTCATACAAAATTGTACCAGTTGGAGTAATTACGATAACCTTGGTGAATATTCTAATGATAGAAAAATATTATCAAAGTTTCCTGAATTACAAAAAGTAATTACAGAAAAGGTACAAGAGTATAACGACCATGTAATGACTTATACTGACAATGAGGTTCAGTTAATAAGTTCCTGGGCAACAAAGTATCAACCTGGTTATCAAGGCAACTTACATAACCATGACAATACAATGTACTCAGTTGTATTCTATCCTGTATCTGGTGGATCCAATATTACATTTATTGATTATAATAATAAGTGGCAATGGTATGTACGACCAAAAAAAATTAATCATTTTAATCAACAAAGACTTACCATAACTCCTGAGGCAGGAATGTTAGTTATATTCCCTGGATTTGCTCATCATAAGGTTGATGTAAATGCAGATAATCAAAGTAGATATTCTATTGTGGCAAACTATACTATCACAGGACCTGTAGGATATGACGATACTAGCTGGCATAATACAGGACATGCGACAGAATAGCACACT